CTTCTACCTTATGTAGATCCACGAGGTGTGCGTTGTATATGATGTTACAACTACGGTTCTTCAGATGGATGGTGAAAGCCATCATCTGGAGGAAGTAGTAGTCATCGGGCATTGTATACAACTCAGGCTCAGTGTTATGAAGTTGCCATAGTGCTGCTGTATGCTAGAAAGATAACCATAATGGTATCTGTAATAGCTAAGCAGAGAGAGTTATATCTCTCACTCTATTGCGACCTCTACACTGACATAGCTGAGAAGCTATTAGTTCCAGTTAAGGAGTCACGGCGCGATATACAAGAAATTGTATATCGCGTCGGCAATGAGGGGCTTTCGTTTTTGACGAAAGCCCTTCCGCAACTTGGGAAAGCACTTGACAAGTGCCTTTCCAAGGATGAACCTCTGACAATCCCAAGCACTTTTTCTAAGTGTAAGGGACGAGCAGTACCGAATTTGTTTCGGTGGCTGTTCTCAAAGGTTATCACTCCGTCCGGGTTTGTAAGCCCGGAGGCTGATACGGTAGTTCTCATTGAGTTACGGCAGCTTATGTATTGCTTATATAAGCTCGAGATTCCAGCTACGGAGTCCCAGAAGACTAAAGTGCTTCAGGACTTCGTTTCTGTTGACGCAGGGCTTGACAAGCCCAGTAATGTCGATCAAGAATGGATCGAAGAGACTTCGGATTTGATCCGAGACATCTTCGCTCTATTCGACCCAGCAGATATCAAGCCCAGTCATGGGCCTGGTGCTGTTGCAACGGGCGAAAGAAATCATGAAAAACATGTTTTCCGCCGCATATATAGTTCTGTAGAACGTGTGTACCCCTTTACGGAGTACTACGAATACAGTCTATCTGCCGTTGCAGATCGATGGCGTCAGTACGATAGCCTAGAAGTCCTAGAGGAAGGCACTGCGAAAGTAGTGCTTGTCCCAAAGGACTCGAGAGGCCCTCGTATTATCTCATGTGAACCGCTCGAGATTCAGTGGATCCAGCAAGGTCTTGGACGTGCGCTTGTTGCGCATATCGAAGGGCATCGGTTGACTAAAGGTCATGTGAATTTCACTGACCAGACAGTTAATCGACGCCTTGCCGAAGTTGGATCCACCAATCAGAAGTGGGTCACATTAGACATGAAAGAAGCATCTGATCGTGTTAGTTTGTGGTTAATTTGCGAGTTATTCGCAAAGGTACCGCGACTCTTAGAGGCCTTGTTAGCCACTAGGAGTACTAGCACGATGCTTCCTTCAGGCCAGGTAGTGCGTTTAAAGAAGTTCGCTCCGATGGGTAGCAATTTATGCTTCCCTATTGAGAGCGTTGTCTTCTACGCACTTGCCGTAACTAGTCTAGTACGCGAGTACCGCCTTAAAGACCCTCAAAAGTCTTGGAGGCGCTTGCGCGATAAAGCGCGAGCAGCAGTATTCGTGTACGGCGATGAC